GTCTTCGTTAACCATTTTCAAAAACGCCCGAACACCTTCATTCATAAGTTCGTTAGACACTTCAAATTTATCCACTGATTTCTCCAATTGCGCCAACATAGAATACTGTTCACAAATGAAATCATAAAATTTTGTGTCATACCACGCTCCAGCAAAAGTTATACCTAGTAACCTTTGCATTCGCAACCTATTATTTAGATCATGACCACCAGGACAGATTAAAGAACCTGCGAACTTATCCACTTCAACTGGTACATAAACTGGTCGCATCCCTAAACTCGTTTTAAAATATTCTATTCTGTTTGACAAAAATGGGACTGAAAATCCTTTTTCACACACTTCATTCCAATTACTATACATCACACCTAATTGTAATAATTCGTTCATATCTTTGAAACCACTTTCAAAATTCTTGATTTGAAAACCAAGATTTTTGTCGATAGTTTCAACTATTGAATTCATACAAAATAAGATTTGATCATCTGTAATTGGTCTGAGTCTGTCAAAAATAGTTTCACACACATCCTGTTGTTCAGCAGAACTAATAATATTTCTAATTGTTGTTAATGGAATACCACTCACCATTGAGTCTTTCTTAGATACAATAAAACTACCTCCCAAATGTATTCTATGATTATAAGTAAAAATTGTTAATAATAACAACAATTTCTTATAAAGACTAGTCATATCTGGGACTTTACTATTAATATATCCAAGAAACCTCCACCCGTTTTGTCGTGCTGTTCGCATGTCCATAGCTACTGTATCTGGACCCAACACCAGGAATCTACCATCGGGGAATTTAAACACCCAAATTTGGTCATCACCAAAAGAGATCCCTTTAAATTGAAAACCCGGCTGCTCCACTACTGACTGCAGCCATTGCAAGAAGAATCCTGCACCACCATGAAACTGACTCGTTTTATAAGCACTACAACTATCTCCATATTGCACATAATTCACTAAATATGATTCAATTGGATGTGCCACCATTTTTCCGATAAGGCGAAAAGGTAAAGCCATTGCTCCATAAGGTCTAACTTTAAGCTTAAAGTCGCTCCGAGCCATGATTTCTTCTTTTCTCTTCAATACAAAAGTATTCAATTCTGGATATTCGTTGAATAGTTTAGTAATGTCCCCTATCATCCCAGTAACACTATCATTATCATCACATATTTTAATGATTTTATTAGCAACTGCCATGGCATGCACTAGTATCGGAATTTCTTCACTAGGATACTTTGCTCCTTTGTCACGATAGTTGACGGTCAACTTTGTCGTCCCACTCACTTTTGGAGCTGCTATATTAGTACCTGATACCTCCATAAGATATGGAAATCCAGCATCAGCTAAATAATTAATCTTCTCCAAACACGGTGAATTCTCTGTTATTGAACTTTCATATGCATATTTAGCAATTTCTTCACCAAAATAAATCCTAGACAGAACTCCAAGGAAAAACGTACTCGACAATTTGGGATTGGGAAGCATTAATTGTTTCAACATTCTATTTGTAACACCCTCACGTGTACCATTTGACCTGTACACGTTACACGCATATTGCAAATATTTCGCATGAAAATCTTT